CAGTCGCTAACAGGGGTGCAGGAGATGTAACAAAAGGTGAAGACTTACCTACCAGCATGAAGGGTGAGACTGGTAGCTACCAAGTACTGTTTGGACAGGCCACAAGGTTTCTGATGGACTCAGATAACGTACAGTACACACAGTCCTTTAGTAGTGACTCTAAGAATGACATAGCATATCATACACCATTTAATCCTGCACCTGTAGGTAAGATGAACCCATTGCTTAAACAGTTCTCTGGTGTCCAGCAGAACCCACCGTTGACAGGATTGCAACGTGAAATGAACAAGTTTTACATAGAAGAGTATGAGGTATACAATTCTAGGACAGCTAAGAATGCTACTCTTGATTATGTTCTTATTCATAAGTTGTCTCAAACTATGCCTAAAGCATTTGAGGAGTGGAGAAAGACTGTTCCTTTATCTTCTGCTGCTACAACAGAATCTCCAGATGGTTTAACCTACGATGAAGTAGCATCAAGTGATATTATAGGCGACAGGGCTAACGGTATTAAGAAGAAAGCCTTAGAGACCTTTATGGGTAGCTGGATTACGGAAGAAAAAGAAAGAATAACTAAAGCTTTCGAAACAGTAAAAGCAGATAAAAAAATACAAGCCAGAGGATTTATACGCAACAACTACGTACTTAAAAGAAAAGAGTTAGGTGAAGAGTTATTTGATATGGCTGCACAAAGTATCTCTGAAGAGGTAGAAAGTTTTAATTTTAATACATCGGAGGAATTACTAGCTGACTCTGAGACCATAGTAGAAGAGTTGAATAGGCGTATGGCTATCATGAACAGAGCTTCTGAAATTAAAGCAAGTAGTGAACAAGATAGTTTTACTCTCGTTAATTAAATAAAGAAAACCCCCAGTGTTTAGCTGGGGGTTAAGTCTTTTATTATTTCTTGTTACTAATCATTCGACTACTGTACCTGTAAGCTTCGTCTACTATGTCGTCTGAGCTTGAGTACTTACCAGATGCTAGTAAACCAGACAGTGCACAACCAGCATAGTAATCCTCTAACTGTACAAAGGGTAGAGGAACACCTTCTATATTAGTCTTAATAAACTCTTGCGCTTCCTGCTCAAGGGTTTTCTTTTTGTCTAGTTCTGTCATGCTACTTATGTTTTTCTTTAAGAGCTAAGTTAGCTTGGTTAAGATACCATGCAGCTTTGTTCATGTCCTCTGTTGGGTTACCCTTGTAGAAGGCACGATGATTATACTTCATTACATTACCACGACAGTAGGCTATAAAACCATCGACACCTAAGACCTGCCTTATATAATCAATACATTCTATACCATCGGTGTGGTTGTAGTGATAAGGTTTTTCTACTGGGTCAAAGACAGGAGTTATATCAATGTCGCATTCAGGACATACAGAGTCTTCCTGTAAGTAACTATCACAAACACTACAGATACCGTACTTCTTTTTCATTAAAGATATTCCTCCATATTAAAAGCAATTGTACTACCTTAGTGTAGCTGTGTCAATAGACAGGGACAACGTGTTTAGAGTTTTCCTTTACGTAGTCGAGTGGTAGTATAGTCATAAGGTCTCCACGATCTTGCCTACCATACAAACCAAAGTCACCCTTGTAGTACTCAGTACACCTCTTCTGTAGATCTAAGTAGATGTTGTCAGGATCTATCAAGTAGAAAGCTTTCTCACCTCTGACTGCAATAAATCTATTGATACCATTAGGAACACCCCACCCCTTAGCTGGTTGCCAGTCGGGTGGCCTCTTCACAGTCTTTAGTTCCCACCAGATAGTGTAGGTTACCTCGCTTGAACGAGAGAAACGTTTAGCTGCCTTAACGTCTACCCGTCCAAACTCTTTGTCTAGTAAGTCCCAGTGTTCGTTTATGTCTTCGTCCTTGGTGGACTTACGTACAAAGTTGTCACCTCTTAGTGCTGCGAACTCTTGCTCTGCTGACGTACCCTCAAGGTAGGACTGAGCATTTCTTTTAACATAAGCCATAGGATACTCTCCTTAAGTTAGGTCTACAATTTCACAGCTGTCGCCAGAACACGCTAATGTTTGACTACCTGCTGTATTATCTTCTTGCTCATACTCAGATAGTTTCTCCCAATCAATTGAACTTGGCATACAAGACAGCAAGGTATCGTAGTCAGTCTTACTACAGTCTTGGTAAGGTGCTTGCTGATATGTATGCTCATGGAATGGAAGGAACGAAACGCCTGACATCTCATCAAAGTGCTCGTATACAAAAGCTCCTACAGAAAGCCATTCGTCTGGACGTACATTTATAGTTACGCTAGGTTTATGTTCGCACCAATGCCGTTGATACATTAGCCACATCTTTAGCTGATCTATGGCAGTAGTATCTTTGGTACATACCGCACCGTCTGGAGCCTTCTGAGGAAAACTAAACACAGTAGTCTGGTCTGGCTTCATTACGTCTGGTTCATGGGGTATGCCTTGATCCATCATAAACTGTGTAAGTGGGTCTTTGTTATCACCACGTACAGTACGGATGTAGTAGGGCGAGTGGCGAGAGTGTATGCCCGATGCGCTATTCACCAATTGTGATACCGTTCCTGACGGCTTAACACACGAGATTGCAGTAGAGGCAGGGATGCCAAGACGCTTAGCCCACTCAGCATTAGTCGAGACAGCAATAGAACGTAGGTGCTCAAGTGTTTGATCCAGGCCTGAGTTAGCTGTTGTAAGTAGTGGGTTGTCCATTATCCCCGTGAGTGACACACCCAACAGGCGTTCCTCTTCGGTATTTCGCTGCCACAGTTTTCGCAAGTAAGGGAACTTCGTGAAGGTAGATTGAATAGTACCCAAGATCGTAGCGATACGAACTTTTCTCTCAAGGTCTGCAAGACTGTCTGTTGCACGTACTACACACTCCGTTAAATTACAAACTTGCCCTGATCGTAAAATTATCTCACTGCAAGGATTTGTTCCAAAGTCATGGTCTGCATCACGCCTACCATTCTTAGCTGCTTGCTTCTTAGCTGCCTCACGGTTGAAGATACCACGCTCACCTGAGCCTGACTCAACCAAGGCCATCCACTCACGCATGAATGATAGACTGTCAGGCTTCTCAGAGTATGCTACTGAGTTGTTAGCCAAGGCACGATGCGGGTTGTTGTCCCACCATGCACCAGACTTAGCTGTACGCATACGGTCATCACTAAGATTACTCAATGATATCATAGCACTACGGCGTACACCACCCACCACTACTACTTCACCTATCTTACACATGATGTCGTGGCACTCAATGGAGCTAAGCTTTCTACCTTGAGCACCCCTAAATGTATTGATGGTAAAGTTAAACAAGTCAATCAGTGGCGCTGGGCCTGATGCCCTACCTCCGAATGTCTTGAGCCTTGCACCAGCTGGGCGTACTCTACTCACGTCCCACGTAGGTATCTCACCACTGTACAGTAGCGCAATCACTTGACGTAGAGCCTTTGACCAACCTTCTTTGCTGTCCTTAACAACTATGTTAGTCTCACTGTTAAACAACTCAGGTACTTCAGGTAGCTTCTGAACGTACTGACGCTCAACACTGAAGCCTACCCCAGTACCGCACATGAGAACGTGCATAGCTTCATCAAATGCTACGATGTTATCTACTGCAATGTATGAGCAGTTGTACATGCTAATGTTATCTCTCATAGCTGCAGGACCAGCTGTCATGAGGCTACGCATAGAAGGCATTACCTCTAGTGATAGTATAGCTTCTTCAATCTCCTTGATGTACGTGTCTGTGCCAGCCACAGGGTATACAATGTTTTCCATGTAGCGTGATACTGTCTCGCCCCAAGTCTCACGCCTTCCTTCCTTGTCCAGCCATCGTGCATAGCGGGACTTGTGTATAAATGATTGGTAATCTGTAGGTAGATAGTTGTTCATCTGTTGTCCCCTGATCCTTGTAATACGCCACGCTTTTTGCGACTGTTTAGTTTCTTCATGTTTAAATTAGCTACCTTCTCTAGTGTACTACCGTAGAAGTTTGCACATGCTGCAACATAAAACAGTACGTCACCTAGTTCTTTTATCATACCTTCTTTGTCTAGTACAGCCCCATCTCGTAAGCTCTTCTTTAATTTCTCAGCTACTTCACCAGCCTCTCCTACAAGACCTAAGATATTCTCTACCTGCCTTGTCATGCCCTTAGTTATTATCTTGCCCTCAACCCACTGACTGTAAGCAGCTAGGTCATTCTTAGGTATACCATCCTCATTAAACTTGTCATTGTATTCTTCTATGTCTGTCTTGTACCGTATAGAATCAATGTCTTCTTGTGTAATCATAAGTCTCTTTCCTTTACTAAGATGTTCTGTACAGCAACGTCATCTATATCATAGAACGTGTCAGTTACAAGATCACTAACGTCATCCGTATGTGCGTCTTCATACGATCCTAATATATTATTAGCTTCATCAATGTGAAGTAAGAACGTGACGCTAAAAGTCTTGGTCGTCATTTGTGTTTCTCCGCTAGTGCTTCATTCATTTTGTTTAAGTACCATGCAGCTTTCAACATATCTTCTGCTGGCTTCTGCTTGTAACGGTAGCGGTGCTGATACTTGATCATGTTGCCATGGCAGTAAGCAATGAACCCATCCAAGCCTACTACCTGTTTGATATAGTCAATACATTCTAGACCTCCCATGTTGTAGTGGGCTGGACGATCTACTGGATCAAACTTAGTCATGCGTTACCCTTTGTTTTTGTATACTCGTTGAAGTTTACTACCTCACCCTTGGTATTTTGTAAAGGCTTATCTTCTTTATTGCGGTTATTAATTTGCTTCATCATCATCTCATAACGGTGATCATTTACCCTATTAAATATCTCCTCATCCTTCTCCATCAAATCTAAGAAGGCACTACATAGAGTAGCT